CTTGAGATTTATCTTCCGGAATTAAATTCAATCTGTAAATTCTCGCATCTTCAATATCAATCAGATGTTCAGAATATGCTGGGAAGTCAATATAGTGCAATCATTTTCGACGAAGCAACAACCTTCGATCCATTTGAGGAGTTCATCCTACCTTTAATGGGACGTATGCGAAATGCAAACGTGGATTATACCCCTCAGATGTTCTGGGCGACTAACCCGAAGTTCAATCACGGAATCTATCACTGGATTAAGGATTTCTACCTGGATGAGCATGGGATTCCCCTTGCTGAAAAATCCAATGTAGAGCGATATTTTGTACTAGAGAATAACCAACCTGTATGGTTCGACAGCAGAGAAAAAGCTGAAGAAATCTACGGCGGTAGAGCAGATAGTGGTATCCGCAGCTTCAGAGCTATCCGAGCGCACGTCACAGACAACGTACCTCTGATTAAAGCTAACCCTGATTACGTCAGTAACCTGAAGGCTCTCCCTGACATTAAGCGCAGGATTTACCTTGACGGTTCATGGACGGCAAGGGAAGAAGAAGCAGGACTGTACAACAGAACATGGAGTAAGGTAGTCCCATACCCAAATATCAAAGCTCAACGCAGAGTCAGAGCATGGGACTTAGCTTCTCAGCCTGTAAGTACACAGACGCCTAATCCTGACTGGACGCGAGGACTGCTGATGTCAAGGGATGACTCAGGGATTTATACAGCAGAGGATTTAGTCAGCGTCAGGGACCGTCCTCACGTTGTAGAGGAATTGATCTACGATACAGCAAGACGCGACAAGGAACTCTACGGGAGCGTAACTGTAGTCTATCCTTGCGATCCAGGTCAAGCCGGAGTAGCTCGGGCTAATGACATTAAACGCAAACTAGCTGAAATGGGAGTTAATTGCAGGATCGTAAGACCTCAGGCTTCAAAGCGAACGAGGTTCCTTCCGTTCTCTGCTATTGCTGAAGCAGGATATATTCAAGTAGTCAAAGGAGATTGGAATGAAGTCTTCTTTACTGAACTTGAAGAATTCACAGGGTTAAGAGCTAAGGAACGCGATGATATCTGCGATACCTGCTCTGATGCTGTACTTGCGCTAAACAAAGAGATTACCCTTCCGCTATTTAGCTTACCTGATTTATCAGGATTGCAGAGTCAACCTTCATTCGGCTTTCAAGAGAATAGCCTACCGACTTCAAATTCAGCAAGTTTACCTATCGGGTTTTAGTTAAACTCCAAGTAATCAAAAAGCAATAAAGATAAATAAAGACTTCAAAAGGAGCCGACTTATATGGCTAAAACGACTAGAAATAAAACAGACGCAACGCCAGAGGCAAGTCAATCCTTTGTGCAGAAAGCAGAGAATCAGATTGCTAATCGAGCGATGATGGATCAACCTGAACGCTTTCAGATGGGTGAAATTGGTTATGCGGGTCTGAATATCTTTGATGGTATCTCAAGGGATGAACTCAAGAGAGAACTTACATTCCCTACAAGCGTAAAGACCTTCAAGCAGATGTCCTATCATAGCGCAGTCAATGCTGCTCTGACGCTCTTTGACAACTTGATTGCTAAAGTTCAATGGAAGGTTAATCCTCCAGAGAACGCAACAGAAGAAGAAAAGCGCAAGGCTGAAATCATTCATCAGATGATGCACGATATGGATGCAACTTTCAGCGAGTTCATCAGCGATAGCCTTAGCTGCAACATCTATGGTTTCGCCGTGCATGAAAAGGTATTCCGTCGTAGGCTAAAGAGCAAAGGCTCTCTCTACGATGACGGTCTTATCGGATGGAAGAAACTCCCGCTTCGCAGTCAAGAGAGCATCGAGAAGTTCATCTTCTCAGCGGACGGTAATGAAATCCTTGGGGTAAAGCAGGACTTATCTGCGCTGCATGATTACTACAATCGCTTTACCAAACGGCAGGATTACCAAGTAGTTCTACCGAAGGCTAAGATCCTGCTATTCCGCGCCGGTAAGCACAGAGGTGATCCTTACGGTAAAAGCCCTCTACGTGACGCTTACCTTGCATGGCGGTATCTGACGGCTCTTGAAGAGATTGAAGCTAACGGAGTCTCAAGGGATTTAGCTGGTGTTCCTCTGCTGAAGATTCCTCCGCAGTATATGTCAGCGGATGCTTCTCCTGAAATGAAGGCTATTTACGAATACTACAAGAATATCCTAAGGAATATCCAGAGCAATACTCAGTCGGGTTTGATTCTGCCTCAGGCAATTGACCCTGACTCAAAGCAACCTCTGTTTACCTTTGAGTTGCTATCGTCAGACGGCAAGAAGAACTTCGATACAACCAAGGTTAAGGAATACTACAAGAACTTGATTCTTACAAGCCTCTTTGCTGACGTACTTACACTAGGTCAAGGGAATACGGGTTCATTTGCTCTAGCTCAGGTTAAGAACAGTCTTTCGGGTTTTGCTGCTGAACGAATGCTCAAGACTATCGTTGATGTCCTCAACCAGGACTTAGTTAAGCAGACGTATGAACTGAACGGTTGGGACGCTTCCCGTCGGGCAGTAATCGACTACGATAACCTAGAGACAGAAAGCCTGGATGAAATCGGTAAGTTCTTCCAGAGGCTTGCTGCTGTTGGTTTCCTACCAAGGACCAAGGATGTAATCAACAAAGGTCTAACAAGCCTTGGAGTTGATCCTCTTGATGACAGCGTAAACCTTGATGATGTCCTTACAGATAGCACATCGAAAGCAGGGCAAGGTATGAAAGAAGGACTACCGTCCGGGACAGGCACGGCAGTTACAGCAAACGATACCAGCGCAACGAACCTAAACAACGCAGCATGAGCAGGAGATACAAATGCCTTATTCATATCCTAATGATATTCCGCAGTTTGCTAAGAACAAGAAAGCAGACCTTCAGAAACGAGTCATTGAGTTATTCAATGCTGAGTTTGAACGAACAAAGAATGAAACCTCTGCTCGCCGTGCTGCTCTAGCTTTTATGAGTAATTACGAGAAGAAGTACGGGGACTCAACCCGTAAGGGTTCAGGCCCTTCCGGAGACGCTACAGATAAACGCCTAAAGAAATCTCTTGAGGAACAAGTTGAAAGCATTCTAAAATCCAAATATAACCAAACAGAAGAATAAAGAGACAAAGGAAAATATATGAGTATCGTTGCAGAAGGTGTATATAAGCAATCAGGACAACCTGATGTTGTTCTTCCTCTTTCGGTTGATGCAGACGGTAGGCTGAATACTACAGCAACCGCTACTGTAAGTTCAGAAGTAGAAATTAAGAATGACTCAGGTAATCCTCTTCCGGTCAATGCAGTTCAACGAGCTTGCGTAGGTCGCCAGACGATTAGCGTAACAACAGGCGCAGTCGTTACACTGACGGTTCCCGTAGGGGCTGTAGCTGCTCTGCTTCAGGTTGATGGAGCTAGTTCAGTCAGTCTTACGCTTGACGGCAGCACAAACCCTACAGCAACTGTAGGAACTAGGCTTGATGACGGTATGTTCTTTTATGTAGATACTGCTCTAGCTAGTGTAAAACTTCTAGCAAGGACCGCAACTGTCAACGTCCAGGTTTCTTATTTCGATAAGGTCTAATCATGCGTCTAGCTACAAGGAGCTTAGATCGCGTATTTAGAGGAAGGGGTTCTGCGCAGGTTAAAACCTTAGTCCAGAAGATCAAGGATTTGTTTAAGGACGGCCAGCAAGGTGCATGGTACGACCCCACCGACCTCACCACCCTCTTCCAAGACAGCGCCGGAACCAACCCCTGCACGATGCCCGGTCAGGGCGTCGCGATGCCGGTTGGGTTGATGCTGGATAAGCGGCTGGGGCTGACGCTGGGCAGCGAGTTGGTGACGAATGGGGACTTCTCGTCTTCGACTGGCTGGACCGTCCCAGCGAACTGGTCTATCTCAGGCGGCAAGGCAACACAAAGTGCGGGAATCTCGACAGATTTCCTCCAGCGGTCGATTTCGATGTCCGCTGGCAAGTGGTACAAAGTTTCGGTAGATATCGACGCTATCAATACCGGCACAGGTGGGGTTTTTTCGGTCAGGTTTATTGTTGGTGGCGTCTCGACACTTGCAGCGGCGTACACGACATCAGGCGCGAAGTCGTTTATTTACTCACCAACGTCTGGCGTCTCGATAATCAGACTGGCCATTAATGTTCATGACGCCAGCGTCATTATCGACAACATCTCCGTCCGCGAACTCCCCGGCAACCACGCGAGCCAATCGACCAGCACCAGCCGGCCGACGTTGAGTGCAAAGTACAACCTGCTGACGTATACGGAATTTCCGAATGGTGTGACTGATGCGCCGACGCGTGGCGGGTTGGTTACTGCGACAACGCTGACAGGTTACAGCGGTGCGCTAGCGTTTGGGCACGACGGGGCGACTGGTGCCTACGCTTACAAAGCCGGAGCGCCAACGTCAACGGCCGTGAAGTTTTCTGTTGTTGTTCGTATGGACGACGGAAACGCCCCGTCGTTTGGTTCGGCAACAGCTTCCGCAGGAACGAACAGCTTCGTTTTTGTAATTCGCGGGGACGCTATTTCGCCGACAAGTTATTCGACAACCAGTCTTGGCGGCGGGTTTTATCGCGTATCGGTATCCGTGACAACGGCCGCGTTTTTCGACAATAACGGGGTTTTGAAGTACCCCACTAACGACTCGCGCACGTTCAAAGTAACCGCATACGACCTCCGCGCCGCCAACGAGTCCGCGTCATTGCCGCCGTACCAGCGCGTCGTCGATGCCCTGACCTACGACACCGCAGGCTTCCCGCTGTTCCTTCTCGCCGATGGCAGCGATGATTGGATGCAGACGAACAGCATCGACTTCAGCGCGTCGGACAAAATGTTTGTGGCGGCGGGGGTGAGGAATTTCGGAACAACTGGCGCCGTTATGGCGGAACTCGGAACCGCATACACTGGCGGAGGTGGTTTCGGGTTTTTTGCAAATGATGGCGGGTCAGGCGTTTACGGCGCGGCAGTCAGCGGGGTGTCAGGGCAGGTTAGCGCGTCGCAGGGCACATACGCTGCGCCGATTTCGAACGTAGTTGCGTGTTTGATGGATATTTCTCTTTCTTCGTCGGCATTAAAGCTGAGAGTGGACGGTGCGCTTATTAAGCAAAGCGGAAGTACCGCGCTCGGAGGCGGTAATTTCGCTTCCAATCGTGCGCTCTACTTCTACCGTCGCGGCGGCACGACACTGCCCTTCAACGGCAGGTTCTACGGCTGTATTATCAGATCAGGGACTTTACCTACTACTACTGAAATTGGTAATGCAGAGAAGTTCCTATCTGGTAAAATGGGGGGAGGTTTTGTATAATGCGTAAAGCATCTGTTATCAATTCTTTGTATTTTGAAGAACGCACAAAACTCAATGAAAAAACTGGATGCCTTGAGTGGACTTTACACAGGAATCGTCAAGGATATGGTTCTTTGAAGCATAAAGGTAAGCAATGGGCTGCTCATCGTTTGATGTGGACTCTGACTTACGGATCAATCCTTGAAGGTCTAAACGTCTGTCACAAATGCGATAATCCTAGCTGTGTAAATATCAAGCATTTATTTCTTGGGACAACTCAAGATAATATAAATGATAAAATGCAGAAAGGGAGATTCAGACCTAGTTACGGGGAAGCGAACGGATATTCAAAACTAACCGAAGCACAAGTCCAAGCAATCCGGGCAGATTGCAGAACGCAGTACGCAATCGCAGAAGCCTACGGTATTTCTCAAGGTACCGTATCCGAAATAAAAATCGGGAGGGCTTGGTCTTGGCTTCATTCTGATGTCCCAGAAGATAAGAAACTAAACATCAAGGAGTTTGCTGAACTTGTAGGAGTTCCTTATATGCCGCTTAAAGACCGGATTCACCATCGTGGTACCTCTTTAGGGTATGCTCTTGCTGTTCCTTATAAGGGTAATAATGCTCTTGGTAAGGTTGCTATTTGGCTTGATTCTTCTGATTCTTCTGCTTCTGAAATTTATGATAAGCAAGACAGAAAGGAGCCAGTATGACACAACAAACATTTCGTACAATTATAACAGAAGCCTCTAAAGTACAAACAGCAAGAAGCATCTGCTCTACTCTGGCACCATCTGGAGGATCAGCAATGCTTCTTACTGGATTGTCACCTACTGGCTTACCTCCAGCTACGCATTACGTCAGCACAGGGCATCTTGACCTGGACTTTGCTATGCTGATGCCTTTCTATCAGTACCAGCAGGACGCTGAAGGGCAGTATCAACGACAGGTTATCTCTGCCGGTTCTGCTGGAATTGTTGCTGCTCTTTGTCAGCAGGAGGGACTTGAAGTACCGGAGATTGAAGTTCAAGAGGTATTTGATTCTTCTGACGTAACAGCAGAAGAACCGTTTGTTGCTTTCTCTAGACTAGGCTTGATGCTTGTTCAGGATGAAACCTAAGGTACAAGTATGAAAGAGCTAAACATCAAGAAAGCATCAGGCTTCATTGAAAAGTTCCTTCGCTCTAAGAAACTAGGAGCAATTACTCTTCCTCCTTACGGAATCTTCATCCTTGAAGAACGAATGCAAGAGCAAGGGTTGGTTCTGCATGAAATGATTCATTGGGAGCAGTACGAGCGCATGGGAACCTTCCGCTTCTACAAGGAATACCTCCTTGGGCTTCTCAAGCACGGTTACTCAGCAGAGCATCCAATGGAAAAAGAAGCTAGGGAACGCTCCGGGATTTCATGATTGAAAGACCGGAAATGCTCCGGTACTGCATAATAAACTCAATAAACTACAAAACAAGGAGAACTAAAGTTGAATAAAGAACAAGCAGAAGTTTCTAAGGCTCAATCTCTCCTTGTTATTCCTTCTAACATTCAAGATAAATCCCTTAGTCTACAGGCAGTATTCTCTAAGGCAGCAAAGGCTGCTCTAGCTAAGGGAGTAACCAAAGATGAAGCAACCTTCGCTGGAATCAATGCAGTAAAGATCGAAGAAAATCGCTTAAAGAGAATTGCTGAAAGTCAGCGGGTGGTAAAGCCTAAGGCAGCAACAAGAGCTTTTGCTGGGGATTCTTCAGGTTCAGCATTTGCTATGACTTCAAAGGCTTTGCATGATATTCCTTCAGAAGTACCCACAGAAGAAGAACTACAGCAACTCCATCAAGAACTAAAAGCTAAGTTCACCAAGATCATCAAGTCAGAATTCGATCCTCAAGGAAGGCTTATCCTGACGTACTCGGACGGTACTAAGGTTATCTCGCAGAACGTAGCTCCAGCAGATAGCATCAGTCAATCCGTCACCCTGCATACCAATCCTGTCTTTGATTATGTTCTATTCAATACTACAGCAGGGTTAACCTCTGAGGATTTCCTTCCGGGTATGCTGACTTGGAATGAATTTGAGGATTGCTTGAATATTGTTCAGAACGACGGATCAATGCTTCAGGTTGGTCTTGAGAATTATATCGAGGTAGTCAATCGAAGCGGAAGTACAATCCAGAATGGAACTATCGTAAGGTTCTCTGGTGTCAACGGAGAAGAAATCCCTCAGGTACTCCCTATGATTGGAGACGGAAGCGTAGAGCCTTTATTCGTTGTTGGTGTCCTTACAAATACCCTAACGGATGGAGAACGAGGTAGAGCTACAATCCTCGGTAAAGTCCGAACGCTCAATACTACAGGTTCTGACGTAGGAGAGACTTGGCAGCAGGGGGATTTACTTTGGGTATCTCCAACGAATCCCGGTAAGCTAACCAAGGTTCGCCCTACTGCACCTAACGTGCAGATTTCTATTGCTGCTGTTCTGAAGGTAGGAACATCAGATGGAATCCTTCTGGTTCGTCCTACGATCTTCCCAAGGCTGTTCTACGGTAAGTTCATGTCAACGCAGAGTCAGCTACCTGCTCTTGCAAATACAGCATATGCTATTACGTTTAACTCAACGGATATTGCAAGCGGTGTAGTCCTTGAGAATAACAGCAGGATTAAAGTTCTGAATGCTGGTTTGTATTCGTTTGACTTCAGATTGCAGATTACAAGTACAAATGCAAATCAAAAGAACATCTGGATTTGGGCTAGGAAGAATGGAATTGATGTTCCAAATAGCGCAACTAAAGTTTCAGTAACAGGTAATGTAGTTGAGCTAGTCCCCTCTTGGGATTTCGTATACAGCTTTGTAATCGGGGATTACTTTGAGTTGATGTACGCAGTGGATGATACAGGATTGCTTATTAACGCTCCTGCTGCAACTGCCTTTGCTCCTGCAACGCCTAGTGCAGTCCTGAAGGTTAAGCAGGTGAATCTGTAAGATTTGATTTAATGCTTCATAAAACAAATAAGAATAAGGGGTTGGTATGCAACCAGGAAGACTAGATTTAACTCTATATCAAGGCTCAACAAAGAACATTCAAATTCAATGGAAGGGTGGTGATCCGTCTGTTCCTATTGATATTACAGGCTATAAAGCAAGGATGCAGATTCGTAAGCGAGTAAGCGATTCTGTTGTTATTGACTCTCTTACTACTGAAAACTCAAGGATTGCTATTACTGACGCAGCACTTGGTAAACTTGAACTTAGGTTTCCTGCTGCTGTAACTTCAGCAATTGCTATTTGTACAGGTGTTTACGATCTTGAATTGGTTGCACCGGATAACGTAACCGTATACAGAATCCTTGAAGGGTCTGTTAGTTTTTCACTGGAGGTAACTCGTGACTGATTTAGTTCTAGTTGAGCAAACAAATACAATAATCGTAAATGAAAACCAAGGGACTTCAGAAGTTGTTGTAGTCACCGCAGGACCTCCCGGTCCAGCAGGAGCTACAGGTCCTCAAGGTCCAACCGGGGCTACAGGTCCACAAGGTCCTCAGGGTATCCCTGGAGATACAGGGGCCACAGGGCCTCAAGGGATTCAGGGTATTCAAGGTCCAGCGGGACCGCCTGGAGCTACGGGGCCTGCTGGGGCTGATGGTGCTGACGGGGACAGCGCGTATGCTGTAGCTGTAGCTAATGGCTTTGTAGGGACCGAATCTCAATGGTTAGCTTCTCTAGTTGGTCCTACTGGCGCTACAGGTCCTCAAGGTCCTCAAGGGATTCAGGGTATTCAAGGTGAAACCGGACCCATAGGGCCTCAAGGTCCAACCGGAGCTACAGGTCCTCAGGGGCCTCAGGGGATTCAAGGAGAGACGGGAGCCACTGGTGCTACTGGAGCTACGGGTCCTGCTGGAGCAGATGGGGCTGACGGTGACAGCGCGTATCAGGTTGCTGTGACTAATGGATTTGTGGGAACTGAAGCCCAATGGCTTGCTTCTCTAGTTGGAGCAACCGGGGCTACTGGAGCTACCGGAGCTACTGGACCGACTGGTGCTACAGGCCCTGCTGGGGCTGACGGAGATAGCGCATACGCTGTAGCTGTAGCTAACGGCTTCGTTGGGACTGAAGCGCAGTGGTTAGCTTCTCTAGTTGGTCCTCAAGGTCCTACTGGTGCTACCGGAGCAACGGGAGCTACAGGAGCTACTGGTGCCACAGGTCCTGCTGGCCCAGGTCTTGCTGCTGGAGGCACCACAGGACAAGTAGCAGCTAAAGCAAGTAATACAGACTATGATACAACCTGGGTTACTCTGTCAAGCTCAAGCGTAGGTCTAGGCAATGTAACTAACGATGCTCAGTTGAAGATTTCCAGTAATCTATCAGACCTTAATAATGCAGCAACTGCAAGAACTAACCTCGGGTTGGGTTCAGCGGCAGTAATGACTGGACCGACTGGAAGTATTGTAGGTACTTCAGATAGTCAGATTTTGACTAACAAAACTATCAATGCTTCTAATAATACTTTAAGTAATATTGCAAACGCCTCTCTGGTTAATAGCTCAGTAACTGTCAATGGTTCTGCTGTAAGCCTTGGTGGAAGTATTACGGTATCTGCAAATACAACCAATGTAGCTACATTTAATAATGCAGGGGCTGGTGCTGCTAGTGGAAGTACCTTCAATGGTTCTGCTGCTTTGACTATTAGTTATAATACAATCGGTGCTCAACCTGCGCTTGTCTCTGGTACGAATATCAAGACGATCAACGGTAGTTCTGTTCTAGGCAGCGGTGATCTTGTTGTTTCTGGTATGGTGTATCCGGGTGCTGGTATTCCTGTGTCTACTGGAACGACATGGGGAACTTCTAAAGCTACTCCTACAGGGGCGATTGTAGGAGATACAGATAGCCAAACACTGACCAATAAGACGCTTAGTGGGGTAATCCTTAATGATGGATATACAGAAGAAGTCTTTGCTGTAACAGGAACAACTCCTGCTTTGTCTCCGACTAATGGCTCTATTCAGACTTGGACCTTATCTGGAGCATCAACTCCTACTGCTGGGACATGGGCTGCTGGTCAATCTATAACTTTGATGATTGATGATGGAACTGCTTCTGCTGTTACTTGGACGAGTTTGTCGGTAACTTGGAAAACAGATTCTGGGACTGCTCCAGCATTAAACACAACCGGTTATACCGTTATTGTTCTTTGGAAAGTAGGGACAGTAATTTATGGCGCTCGTGTAGGGAATTCGTGATGCTGATGCGTGCTTTAATAGGAGCCTCCAGCAATCCAAGATCACTAGAGTTTGTTGCTTCGTCTTATTATACTAGCGCGACTGCTATAAGCGCAGTTACTTTCTCTAGTGTTAGTATTGGCGCTGAAGCATTGACTAGAATTATTATTGTTGGAGTATATGCTGGTGCGGCAGCCTCTAGAACAATTACTAGCATTACAGCCAATGGTGTAGCAATGACGCTCTTAGCAAAAATTGATAATGATCTGACGGTAGGAGGATTTTACTATCTATCAATTCCTGCTGGTACAACCGCTAATTTCGTAGCGACGTTTTCGGGAACAGTCTCTCCAGCGGCACTTGTTGTTTATCAAGTAGTAAATTGGAATTCAATGTCATTGCTTGACTCTAGTGCAGCATATGGAACTGCGGCAGCAAGGAACGCAACTGTAAATACTTCACAAAATGGAGCTGTTATTGTACTTGGGGCAAACTTTACCGGAGGTTCATCATCCACTGGGGCTGTAACAAACTTAAATGCAGAAGATGCCAATATTGCTTTGCGAACAACAACTAGATTTATTGCTGGGAATTCTTTTGGAGTTTCCGGAGGGACTCTAACTCCAGGTATCACCTATAGTCGCTCTGCTACTGTTAATAGCCCTCTTGTTATTGTGAGTCTCTCATAAAAGACCAGATTAAATCAATAGTTAATTCAAATAATAACTGCACTAAGTAAAATAAGGAATAACAATGCTTCTTGTAAAATTAGAAAATACAGGAGTAGTCTATCCGTACTCAACTAACCAACTAAAGAAGGATAACCCAGACACCTCATTTCCAACTACATTCAATGAAGAACTACTAGGTATTTTTTCAGTTTTTAAGGTAGTTGAGACAACAGCTCCTTTGTTTGA